CAGCAGTTTCAGAAAATGATTCCTGGAATTGTTCTGCATTATTCAGTCTAAATTTGTTTGTTATTATTGCTGGCATTTGTTATTCCTCTTTATATTTATAATCAAAATTATTATGATCCTGCTCCTATTATTGTTTTAACCGTTGATCCACTAGAGTCTAATATGTTCAAAGTGACAGCACTTACTAATTCTGTAGATGATACGGTGTTTGCTTGAAGAGCTGCAACACCTGTAACGTTGCCTGATCCATCAAAACTTGCTGATGTCCATACTACGTCACCTGTCATGCCTATTGTACGACCTGTTGCTAATGCAGTTGCCGTATCGGCATTACCTGTAACAGCACCCGTAACGTTACCTTCAATATTTGCTACAAGTGTTCCTGTTGTTATTGATAAATTGCCTGTATCTGAAGCAGTTGCAGTTGTTGTACCTACAACGAACTTGTCAGCAGACTCGTCCCATGCGATTATGGCATTATCTCCAGTAGAACCTCTTTCCATAATGATACCTGTATCATTGGCATTTGAAGTTGCACCTGAATTTAATTCTAATAGATTATCGTCTAATGTTGTATTAGTAGAGTTTACGGTAGTTGTAGTACCGTTAACCGTTAAGTTACCTGTGATCGTTACAGCACCACCAAATGTAGCTGCACCAGCTTCTGACATATCTAAAGTTAAAGCAGTGATTTCAGAACCACCATCATTACCTTTGAAGATCATATCTTTATCTGATACGGCAGACTTAACTACAAAATCAGTTGATGAGTTTGTAAATCTACCAAATTCTGTTGTTGCGTCTTTAAGAATTACATCACCACCATCAGCATCCAATACTATATCTGTAACAGCGTCAATAGTAAAATCGCCTGTTGCGTCTATCTCTGCTATTGTTGGTGTTGTTAATGTCTTATTAGTTAACGTTTCTGAACCTGTTAATGAAACAAAACTATCGCCTTGTAAGGCAGTATTAAATTCTGCTAGTGAACCAGTAACACTATTACCAGTACCACCTAAATCTAGTGTTTTATTTGTTAATGTAGCTGTAGATGAAGCAGTAATAAAACCAGAACTTAAAGTAGATCCGTCACCGAACGCTGTGTAGATTTCATTAAAGTTGTCGTTAATTAAATCACCACCTGCACGTAACGAACTACCTGTTCCGTCATTTGCTGTTGATCCTATGTTTATTGTCTGTTTTGCCATAACTCTCTCTTACTATTTATACGTTAAACCTTATCAAATTTAGTTGATGTACTATCAAACATTGTAGTTGTTTCATCAAACGTATCACCATCTATTTCCCCTATAGCTGCAGGTATTGTAAACTTTGTTTTAATCTTTTGTCCTGCACTACTAGATGTCATTAAGAATATCGCATTTGTACCATCTAATGCTGTTCTAGTACCTTGAATTTTTAATGCACTTAACTCAGCAATAGTTATACCACTACTACTAAATGGCGAGTTTGCATTTACGCCAAATGCTGTGTTTATAAATTTATTAAGAGTACCAAATCTAGGTCCTGCATATGCAAACCCTTGTCTGATATTTGTTGTACCTATAACACGTCTAACTCTACTTACATAATCTATTTCAATAGGTTGTGTTTTTAAAGTTACATCTCTTGTTGTTTTACTAAATTGTGTAATTGTATCTGTATCAAAATCAGCTGCAACAGCCTCTTTTGCATTTGCTCTTAAACTTGTGCCATCTGTTTCTGTACCCAATCTACGACCAATAAGTTTTGAATATAATCTTGTAAGAACAGATTTTAATATTGCTTCTGTACCAGAGTTTAGTCCTGTTATTGTTTTGATTTGAGCATCCAAAGATGTTTCAATATTAATCTCACCTTGAAAATAGAAACCAGAACTATGAAGTGTTTTAACATAACTATCTCTCCATTCGTTGATTGATCTACCAACTTTAATCACATAAGAATAATCTTGGTATAATAAACTATCTTGTACTTTCATTGAGTTTTCTGAAACCCAACCATCTTCATTTAAAAATGCACCATCAGTTGTTACGATAGGTGCTACCGTTACGGTACCAGCTGCCTGTTGTAGTTTACTAGCAACTAATGAAGCACCACCTGAAAAGTTTATTGTTTCACCTTCAGTAAAAGTACCACTATGATTTTTTAATTTTATAACTTGTGTTGTTGTATCAATAGAAACAACCGTAGCAGTAACACCACTTGAAGCACCTGTAGCAGTTTCATCTGCTGATGTTGAACCTGAAAGAGATGTAAATAAAATATACGTTGGTAATTTTATTGTTGGCGCAGGACTATTTGCATAGTTATAACCTGCCTCTACAACTTTAATTTGTAATGCACGACCTATTTCTGTACCATATGCTAAAACTTTTGCACCATTACCTGAAGAAGATGTAACCGTTAATGTAGGTAATGAGTTGTAACTATTACCAAAGTCTATCATTCTAATGTCGGTAATGTCACCATTACCTGTACCACTTTCTTGTACAACTTTATCTCCGTGGTAAGGATCATCAGTACCTGTTTCATCTTCTAAAATTAATTGACCTGTACCTGTACCACTTTCTAATGTTACACCACCATTAACTACAGAAACTTTTGCAGAGGCAGTACCAGTACTAAAATTAATTACATCGCCTACTGCGTAATTAGTACCACCATCATCTACAACAATTTCTTGTATAGGTCCAGGACCTATAGTATCTACTTTTAAAAGTGCTCCTGTACCACCACCAGTTACAACAACGTCATCATCAACATTATATAATGCACCATCATTTGTAATTGTCTTTTGATCTATGATACTTGAAACCGTTAATGAAACTAGTACATCTGAATCTGTATTGTCTGTACCTGTAATTATTTGACCATCAACAAACGTACCATTTACAGAGTCGTCACCTAAAACTAATTCTGTAACCGTAACACCACCAACTAAAAATTTAAATACGTCTTCAACTATGGCAGTTGCTTCGTTTACACTTGTGTTTGTTGGGTCGTTTGCTTGTGTTACTTTTTGTCCTATAAGATTTGAAGCGTCTGAAGTACCTACTTCTAAACAACGTAATATTTTTCTTGTATCCCATTTACCATCAGATATTCTTAACATCTCATCTTTAGGATATTTTATTTCAGCAGTTTCATTAAATAGTAATTTAAAAAATATTTCACTTGCACGTTTTGTACCTTTTGCCTGATACAATGATTTAATATTTTTTATTAATTTTCTTTTATTAATCTGATCATGTAATCTATCAGGTATAGAAGTTAAAAATGAGTTTCTAAATTTTAATAAGAATGAAGCTAAAGTTTTATCTATGTCAGCGTAATCTAAAAGTTGTTGAATGTTTTGAACTGGATTTGCTCTGTACTTACCTATACTTGCCTCAGCAGCTGAAGTTGAACCTGTAATTAATTCACCATCAATAAAATTATTATTATGTGTTACAAATAAACGAGCACCATCATCAACATCTTCAATTAGAATTGTAGCAGTAGCACGTGATGTAGCACCTGTAATTGTTTCACCATTTATGAAGTCACCATAACTTGTATCTTCTAAAAGAATGTTATCACCATCGTCATCATCACTTACGTTTGTACCATCTAATTGAATTGAACCACCTGCTGATCCTTCTAACTTTATAATGTCAGGATCGCCAATGTTTGTTAATTGTATTTCAGCTGATTCCATCAACTGATAATATGCTTTTACAAAGTCTAAAAATAATGGGTGATCTTCAAGTACAAAATCAGGTACTTGTGAGTCTATAAGATTTGATATTTTATCTTTAAAGTCGGCCATCTCATTTAATAACTACTAGTCGTGGTATATCCAATACCAGCGTTTGCTGAGCCTCCTGCTAATGTGTCAGCCTCAACCGTAACTGAACTATTTGCAACATCAATTTCTAATACTTGATTTCTAATAGGAACAATGTCGTTTGAATCTGGTTTAACCGTTACTTCAATAACCGTACTAGCTGCACCTCTAATGTTTTCTATATTAGAAACATTTAAAGAGTTTATTTCAACTAGACCTGAAGAATAATTTATAGTACCTTGTGTACTATTAGCATATGATCTTACAGCACCATCTAATCTATATCTTCTTACATTACCTTGTCCATCATCATCTAAAAACCACACGTTTGTTGTATCGCCATCAACTTTAAATCCTGAAGATTCTAAAATACCACCTGAAGCAGTATTATGACCAGAGTGTGGATTGTATAATGCGTTAGCAAAGTTAATTGAATATTTTGTAGAACTACCGATTGTAGGTAAAAAAGATTTTCTTAATTTAATTGTTGTAATATTTGATAAGATAGAACTATCTGTATCATCAATCAGACCAGTAAGTTTTGAAAATCTGAATACGGTATCAAACGATTGTAAAGTATTTGAATTGTAATTTGTTAAAGTTGTAATTACATTTGATTTAATTGTATCAGCAGTTTTTGGTGTAGTCTTTTCATCAAACTTAACCGTAGAAGTTAAAATCAAATCTGTTGTTTCAGGATCAATAATAACTGGTGTTACTGAAGCAACTGAATATTTTTTTAATTCTTTTACAATAGAATCTTTTGTAGAGTCTGTTAAGTTAGAACCACTTGTTGGTAATATAGAAAGATAAACTCTACCATAGAATGGCGTTTCAGCGTCTTCACCACCCCAAGCACTAACTGATTGTACGTTAGCATAAATTTGTTTTACTTTTGTTTTATAATCTTCTACCGTAACTGCTCTATCTTGTGACGCATAAAAATTAGGTGCATTGAATTTTATACTTTCTAATGATTCAGGTTCAGCACCACCTTGTGCTGATGAGTTAACCGTAACCGTTACATTATTGAAACCTGATATTGAACCAGATAATGTAAATGATGTTGCACCGTTAGCTTCTGTTTTGTTTGTAACAACATAACTTATAGCAACAATGTTACCATCATCTAAATTTTGTCCTATGATACCATCGCCAAAATATATTTCATACTGACCATCTTCAGCCTCTTGGCAAAAATATACTTTAGAGTCACCATTCAATTGTGTAATAGAAGTTGCTTTTGTATATGTGTGTGATGTAGTATCTGTAGCACTATTTTGTACAACAACTTTTATTGTAGTTGAATCACATCTGTCGCTTGGTATTAAAAATCTTTGGTCTATGTCATCACTATCATTTGTATAATTGTATGTTACATATGTACCTTCGTAAACTTCTAAACTTTGTGCTGTGTAAATACCATCAACTGGTTGTACAACTTTATCTGCTACAGAAACAAACGTATAAGTTAAACCATCTATTGATGAAGTAAATTTTGTACCTGCAGGAATTGTAATTGATGATCCTGTACCATCGTTGATTACTAATTTTAAATCAGCGATTGGTGCTCTAGCAGAGTTAGGTACATAACCTACTAGTTTAGACAATGACGCAACACTTGATCTTAATTGTGCTGTGTCCATATACATTTCATTTGCTACAAAGTTTGCATTGTAAGCCAAGTAATGTGTATTGTATGCTAATGTGTCTAATAAAATTGCAAGAGAACTTCCTTCAAAGTCGTAATCTTTAAATTCGTTTTGGTTGGATAGAAATCTTTTAAGTGAACCTTTTATATTTTCAAAATCTAATTCTGAAATATCTAATCTATGTTGCTTTGCCATATTATCTTACTCTTTGTAAAAATGTTGATACTGATACTGGTTGTTCAACACCATTTATTTTAAACGAAACCATAATACTAATGCCGTTACTACCATCTTCACTTTGAACAACAACATCTTCTACTGAAACTCTTGGCTCATACTTCTCAATTGCCATAGATACTCTATCTTTTATTACTACTAATAAAGGTTCAGTAATATTCTCAAATAAGAAACCTCTTAAATTACAACCGAAGTCAGAATTAAAAGGTCTTTCGTATTTGTTTGTTAAGATAATATTCTTAACACTTCTTTTAATTGCTTGTACATCAAATAATTTTGCAACATCCTTTGTAGCAGGATTTTTAGTAAAACTCAAATTTAAATCACTATAGATTCTATTTGATCTTTTACTTTTGTTAGTTGTAGTTGCGTCATAGTTTGAGTAGGCCATAACTATATTTATATGACTTTACAGACCATTTACTTTAACATTTAAGGAACCAGAAATCATAGCACCTGCGTCTGCACTATCACCTACACGACCCCAAGGAATACCACCTACTTTAACGTTATTTGATCCTTTATTTAATGCAGCTATATGAGCAGGACAGATAGGGGTAGGTGGAGCTGCATGTGCAACGGTAGGAGTGCCTTGTACAGCACCTGGGATACCGTTTGCCTTAACGGTTCTTACTAAAGATATTGCTAAAGTTGTGATTCCTGTACAAGCATGACCTGTACTTAAAGGATCGCCTTCTCTTACTGCCATATACTATTTTCCTTGCCCGTTATATGCTTTCCAACTACGTCTTTTTGATTTATTCATTGATGAAAACTTTGTTGTTCTCTTTTTTTTGCCTAAAGATGATTTTTTATAGTTTTTTTCTCTAGGAACAAACGTTTTACTTAACTTTGCCATTATCTACCTATCTTTTTCTTTCTACCTAACGGTAATTGTATTGAAGATACAATTTTTTTGCCTTTTTTACTAATATATTCAAATCCAACGAGTTGATTCTTAAAATTTTCTTGTATAGACTTAACTGCCTTCTTAAAACTTGTGGTTTCTTTCTCTTCCTCTTGTCCTGATTCGTTCCAGAACTTAAAAATTCGCATTTTTGCCATAATTCCTCACTTTTTTAATGTTTTTTTGACTATTTATAAAGGTTTTTGTTCTAGTTTTGTTCTAAACACGCCAGAATGCCGACAAGCTACGGAAGAATCGGACAAAAATACCATTTTTTTGTTGATTTTTATGTAAAAATACGGTATATTAATAGTATGAACAACAAAACAAAGGACAAAAACACAATGAAAGAAAACATCTCTATATTTTTCGGTGTCGTATTCATAATGAGTATGGTTGCCGCTACTGGTGCTGTAGAAACAGATCAGTATTTACTTGCTTCTGTAATGACTCTGTTAGGAATCACTACAGGATTATTAACTATAATGTTAGGAAACAAATAATGTATTATATTTCAGAATTACATATGATGGATAACGAAGACGGTATCCCTAAACTTGCTGATTATACAGACACGTTTGGTCCTTATAAAACTTTAACAATTGCTAGAAAAGACTTTATCAAAAAAGTATGTAAAAGTAAATTCTTAAAACATTGGGACTTTATGATTAGAGGACCTAGAAAAATGAATAGACATGGTTACAAATCAGAATGGTATGTACCGATTAATAAACAATCAACTATAGGACATAACTAATATGACAAATAAAGAATTAAGAAAACAAATTATGAACATTGCAAGGGCAGAGTCTGCTGATGAGTTTACTATTACTTGTGGTACTTTGTTTACAAAGTTTAACGTATCTGTACATAAACAAATGGCAGATAGTTTAAAACTTGCTTTACAAACTTTCTTTGACAACAGAAAGAAAAATGATTGTGTTGTTAAGATGTCAGGTCCTATGGGTGCTGATGATGAGTATGCTTATGACTTTCAACCTGTTGTAGATTTTAGATTAGAAGGGATGGGAATATAATATGTTTAGACTTTGGTTATTCATTGTAGTTATTCACTCAATATTAATGATCGGCGTAGTATTCGCTGGTGAACCATATTGTTTTGATTGTATGCACAAATATAAAATAGGTGATAAGAAAAATGAAACCTATGATTTTGAAATTGATTTACAGGATAATGAATTATCTGTAAAAGTTAAAGAAGAAATTAGTAATAAGAAAACTGGTCTTGTATCTTATATCTTATTTGAAAACAATAAAATTTTAATTGATGAAAACAGAAAAAGTAAATACAAAGGACCTTATCCTTCACACTCGGTTGGTAAGTCTTTGGTATCTTTAGTTACAGGTTATGCAATGTGTGGTGGTTATATTAACCATACGGTTTATGACAGAATAGATTACCCAACGGTTGTAGGTACTTTATATGAAAATCAAAAATTAATTAACTTACTTAATATGCAGGCTGGTGATGATGAAATAGTAGGTGATAGAATTTACGGACATGACAACCCAATCAAAGGTAAAGGTCCTAATGTTAATGTAGTACCGATTAAAAAAGTTATGAAGAAATACTTTAAAGATGTTGATGGTTTAGAACCTGGTACTTATTTTAACTATAGTGCTATGACAACCAATGTTATTATTAACTATGTTATTTACAAAACTGGTGATGATTGGGAAAAGTTATTACATAAGATATTTGTTGAAGACGCTAAAGTTTCTAAAAGAGTTTATTTCGGTAAGACTTTAGACAAATGGGGTAAGAGAAAAACTGGTAACAGAAAATCTGGTGAGTACGGTAGATATTCTTTTTATGCTGATAGATATGATTATGTAAGAATTGCTAACTTAATGATGAATCATTGGCAAAATGATACTTGCGTTGGTAAGTATTTAAAAACAATGTACGAAAATAGAATTGATAGAAATTATAGTACAAGTAAGTTTAATGGTAACCATAGAGTTGCATTAACATATGGTGGTCAGTTTCTATGGGATGCTGTTGGTGTTGAAGACAGACCTATCTTAATGATGGATGGTGCTCATGGTCAACAAGTAGTAATTGATTTTGATAATAATAAAATTATAACTGCCCATTCTGTTGAAAGACGTTATGATTATTATAGTTTGATCTATCTACAATTAAATTCAGATACTACAAACAAATCAGTTGAAAGACCAGTTTGTAGAAAATATATTAACTCCGAAGAGTTTGTTTTAGAACCTTGTTAATAATTCTTTTTCTCTTAACAACTATTGGTTGTTCTTCTTTTTCAGGTAGAATAGCACCTGTTGAAATATAGTGTTGAGTTAAAGGACTATTAGGTTGATAAGATCCGTATTCGCTACGAGTATATCTTTTTTTAGACACGGTGTTTTACATTTATTTATAATCGTAAAACTCTATGAGCGAACCATTTTAGAAATCTTTTTATATGACCGTTAACGTACTTGTTAAAAAAGAACCTGATAAATCTTACAAGTATTAATATCGGACTAGACAATACATCAAACGCAATAAGCCCTACATCTACAAATAGATCAATCCAATGATCTACGGTAGACCACTTCTTAAATTGTTGCCATTTGTTTTTAGTCCATTTAATCATTAATAAGTTATGGGTCCTACACAAAATGCTAATAAGCACATCATAACAATTAGTAATCCTGTAAAGTAGTAATTCATAATTACCTACCTTGTTTTTAATAAGTGTTTTAATTTTTCATACCAATAGATACCACCATCTCGTAGTTTATCATTGGCGTCCCTTAATTTCTCTAAACGTTTTGTTAAGTCTTTTAATTGTTTCTTATCTAACGTTTTTTTCTTATCTACTATCTTCTCTAATTTACTTATTACATTGTCAATACTTATACACGTCAAAGGCGGAATTTTAGGTGCCTTTTTCTTTAGTGAAGAAATAGTTACTTTCTTTGGCTTCTTTGCCATAGTCTATCTCCTAGTTGTCTGCAATGTTCGGTAAGTAATATAAGATTATAATGTATTATTTATATTGTTAAGAATAATATTTGATATTTTATTATGGCCTGATTGATTAGGATGATTGTCTTGTCTTCCATCTGTTTTAACATTTAAATTAGATATAAAATCTTTTGCTCTATCTAGTTTTTTATATAATGAAGAATTTAATATTGGCCAACTTATAAAATTATTTTTATCAATTAAATTGTATATAGGAAACTGTGACAATTCATCAGCCACTTGTTGTTTAAAAATATCTTCAACTTCTTTAGCACCTTGTAATGACCTTTGTGATGTACCAAATGCAAGACCTAAATTAAATTCTGTACCTAAATTTGGCAATTTTTCTAAAGGCACAGATTGTACCATTTTATAAGGAATATTATTATGTTTTAAAAACGTCTGTAGCATGTACATATATCTAATACTTTGTTTTACCCTATAAAACATATCACCTCTTAAAGGGTCTGTATATAATACACTATCCCAAATATATTTTTTATTATATCTATATTCTTTGTATTTGTTTTCAAATAAGTTTTTTACATAGTAATCATTATCATTTTTTTTAAATTCAAAATCTGTACGTTTAGCCTCACTCCAAGCAGCGATAACTAAACCAATGTTACTTCTTTCATCTTCACTCATTGCTAATATGTTATCAATTAAAGAAGAACAGATATATTCATTACCTGAAGCGTATTTACCAAAGTTTATTAATTTCATATTTAACTTATCAGCTAATATATTTGGCCATCTATAATAATTTTTTACAATATCATTTGAAACTTTAGGGTCTTCAGAATATTGATGTGGGTCGGTCCAACTACAACCACTAACTATTAAGTACTTCTTATCCATGTTTTTATTTATCGTATAAATAAGAGCATGATTGATGATATATTAAAAAATAGGCGACATGTGATAGAATTTGAAGATGAAATACCTGATAAAGAATTAGTAAACTCACTTCTACAAAGAACTTGGAAAGTTACGCCATCAAAGAATAACTTTATGGCATATACGGTACACGTTGTTACAGATAATTCTACAAAGAAATTAATTTACAATATGTGTACTTCAAACGAAGAGCAGGTAAATGCTAATAGTACAACACAAGGTGAGTACCAATATATATTAACTGCACCTTATGTTTTAATCTTTACACAAAGACTTGAAGATAAACCTAACAAACAACAACAAAGATTAATTGACAAAGGTGTCTATTATGAGGCTGTTGATCCTAATGAACTTGCAACCATGTATGATGTTTCTTGTATTGAGGTAGGTATGTTTGCTAAAACATTAACAGGATTATGTTTAGAAAATAATTTAGATGTTTCATATACAAAATGTTTTTCACAAAATTATAAAAACTGGATAGAAACATTACCTTTTGTTAATAGAAATCCTATAATGATTATGTCTATCGGTAAAGGAAAGATATATAGAGAAATAAAAGAAGACGACTTACGTCCAGATTTTGAAAGAATTATAAATTGGGTAAAATGAAAACGGTTATATTATTAATTGACTTTGATGGTCACAAAATACTTGCTGATGAGTATGTAAACAAATTACGCTACAGCACACTTCAACATATAATAGATGACACAGAAATAGATAGAAATGCTAATATCATATTATCTATTGGTAATAGTGTAAGAGATGAAAAATTAAAAGAACTAAAAAGTATGGCCATAGAGGATAAATGGCAATGGCTAGAAATACCAGATGATAGTTTAAGTGTAGAAAGCATAGAAAAATTAGTACTTGAAAAACTTAACTTTAGTATGAATAATACCGATACTCAAATAGTCATAGGAGGTTGCAATACAGCAGGATGTGTGATAAAATCTAAATTGTGTAGTGCAAAGTATTTTTCATGGAAACAATATAAGACAATTATACTATTACCAATGTGTGCTGAATATGCCCACCATGGTATAAATGATGTTGAAAAAAATATGAGAGCGTTTGGTAAAGTGTTTACTTTTATAAAAGATAACAAGTTAAAAAATATTCATATAGCAGAGGACGTTATGAGAGTTAACTTTATCAAATATGATAAACAGATAATATAAAGATAAATAATTTTATGGAAACTGATTTAAATAAAAAAGTGGTCAAAGATATTGATGACATGCACGACAAACAAATTGAGGACATGCTTACAAAAGGTGGCCCTGGTGATCGTTCAAAACCTGGTGAAGTCAATACTGAAGAATGGTGGAAGTGGAATAATCTATCAGATTATACTAAACAAAAAGCAATGCCAACCGTACGTGGTCAACCACCATCAGACAAATCAATTTTACAACAAGCAAGAGATAAAGATATATGGTTTTGCACAATACCATTTACACAAGTCTATAATGAGATAAGTGGTAAATATAGAGCATGTTGTTTTGGTAAAGACGCTGAACATGAAACTATTAAGAACACATCATTAAAAGAATGGATGGTTGATAGTGAATACATGAATAGTATTCGTAAAGAAATGCTTGATCCTAAAACAGACTTCAAAGCAGTTAATGATATATGCCGAAGATGTAGAAGTGATGAAGAAATATATGGTAGAAGTAGAAGAACAAACTGCTTAAAAATTCATACTAACGATAAAGAGTTTTGGGATAATATTCAAAAGAATGTTGAACTATACAAGGCAAGTGGTCAGTATGCCTTTGACGAAAGAATTTTAGAAATACAATTAAAAGTATTTGGTTCAGAATGTAACCTTGATTGTTTTATGTGTGTACATGCTAA